GATGCTTGGTCCAAGTAAGGCATAAACTGAACGATGCCAGCCCCTGTCTGCATCGCTTGCTGTGTAAGGGGATCTAACCCGGCTACTTGAGTGTCTAGCTTATCAAAAGTAGCAGGGTCAAAAGGTGTCTGGCCCCTAGCAAAAGCTTGCTCTAACAGTTCCCTTTGAAATTGTTCTAAAAAAGGCGCTTGGCGAAGGACTTCGGTGCTTGTGTTAGTTTCTGCCATATTATTCTCCTAAGCCCTTCCGTTCTCGAATCGTGACATCATGTCATACATTCTAGCCGCACCTAAATCTCTATCACCGTTGCCAGCGTTTCTAACCGCTTCGGCTGTCATTACAAATTCTCCATCAGATAATCTAGCCGGTATACTGTCCGAGGTCCCTGTTCCAGGGCCAATTACCTCACCACCATTGGCGGCCATAACACCGTACTTGCTGGCTAAGTATGCCCTTGCTTGAGCTAAAGAAATTCCTGTAGAACGAGCCAATCGTTCAGCATCCATGCTTGGATACACTCCAGATTCTCTTAGCCCACCGTAATACTCGTCTGAACCGTAAGGGTATTGAGACACTTGATCATAGGTATAGCGTTGTGGATCGGATAATCTTTTTGCTTCGTTAATCTGTTCTTCAGATGTTTCTTCAATGCCAGGGTCAACTGCTTCCGATACAAGTGCTCCTGTGATTCCTGCACCAAAAGAACCCTCACTAAAAGGGTTAAGAAGAGCTGTTGCTCGTTCTCTTCCTGTCATTGGAGAATCAACAAAAGAAGACTTATATTCTTCTCCTTTAAAAGGGTTTTCAACTTCAGGTTGGTCGTAAAATGCTTTTTCCGCTTCGCTAAGTGGAAAACGCTTAACCATGGCATCTTTACCTAAAACGCCTTTATCAAAAGAACCCCTAAGCTCTTTCATGCTAAGTGGGTTTACTTCCGTAAGAGCCTTACGTGTTGCATCTAGCTTACCGCCAAAGGTTTTTTCGCCAGAGGTTAAACCGGAAGCTATACCAGAAGCTAAATAAGTACCGCCCCCAATAAGCGCGGATTTTTTAAGGTTTTTACCTGATGCCAGTGAACCTAACCCGGCTCCAATACCTACTCCAGCTGCTCCTCCGGGAAGAACCTTTGAACCGATAATGGCGCCAAGAGCGGGTAAAGCTCTTTTAAAAGCTTTAAATAATTTTTTATAGTAAAACTCTGGCTGGCCAGTAATAGGGTTAATTGAGTTTAATGAATTACCTACCACGTAACGGTTTGGGTTTTTAATACCCATCATCTGCATTTGTCTAAATAAATCTTCTCGTAACTGCGGATTGGCGTCGAGTATTTCGCCAGGGATAACCGTTTCACCCTCTGCCGCATGAACTATGTAACTATCGCCGTAACGCCCTAAACTGGCTAACCCATCAGCTTGTTGTTTTAAAACTGGCATCATTTGGTTCATATCGTTTCCTGCCCTAATCCTTTGTATAGTTATACCATTTTTTTATCAATTAAGAAATTTCTATATAGCTGCCTATCACATGCAGTCTATTAGCATTTGCTGCCGTCACTTTAACAATCTCACCCTCTTGAACTACTAACGGTTTATCCAAAAGCTCTAGCGTACCATTTGCTGCTGTTGCCTTGACGTTGTACAACACAAACACCGCTGTACTAGCGTCTGTAAGCGTAACCGTAATGGTCGATGTACTGCCACTATCGTCAGCTACAACTAAAGACTTAAATATAGCTGTTCTTGCCGTCGGCGCTGTGTATAACGTCGTAGCGCCAGTAGTTGTTAAGTCCAATTTAGCGTTTTTATAAAAACTAGCCATTTACCCTAAAAACCATGTTAATGCGTTGTTTTCGTCCTGACCTTCTATCTTAGAAGGCATTTCCGTATCGGTTAAAGCTAACTCAATGTCTCTAAAAGCTTTTTGCACAAGTTCTGAATTATACTCGGTTTCTACGTTCGGTAGACTGTGATTCAATAACCTAGCCATTATCTTTTACCATCTGGTTTAGCTTCTAGCCGTAAATCGCCCAAGGTCCATGCAATATCGGTTGTAGAACTTTGAATTCTAACAGCGGCTTGCCGAGCTCTGGCCCTTAAAAAAGCTTGTTGAGTTGTACTGCTAACTGTATTTGTTGAGTTAGTAGTCAGCGTATCTCCAGGATAATCTCTGGTTTTAATAATGTAATCAACAGTAGCAGCTGTATCAGTAGTTATGTCTATGTCTGGTATGAGTCTAGTTAAAAACATAAACTGCTCACCTGCCGGGTCTAAGTCAAAATCGGCTGACTCAATAAACGATGTCATAGCAGATCCATCGTCAGTGTTCCCTAGTTCGTGATTGTATATGTAATTTAAACCCCCTGCCGTACCCCCTGCCCTTGGATAATCATTAACACCGTAATCAATCCAAGCAGTTCGAGACAAAGAACCAATGTCCCAGGTTCCCTCTAAATAGTTAAATTTTGCGTATCGGTCTATTTCTTCTGCGCCAGAAGAAACATAAAACCAGATAATTTCGTTAAACATCCTGTTAGATGCGGCAAAGAACTTAAATGATTGAGATAGATTAATGTCATCAAAAACATATCTAAGCACAGTACAAGGAACATTATCGACCTTACCTGTGTAAGCATAGAAGTTTTCTCTAGCCATCCAAAACACTCTGTCTCCTACAGAAACTACCGCGTTAGGCGATATTATAGAAATGCCGTTAGCTACTAAAGAAAATCCAAAAGTTAACGGAGGACCAACAAACCGCATAGAATGCAAGCCAACATCAGTCCAAATTAATATTTCTGCCCTTGTTTTAACCGCAGCAATAATCTCAGAACCAGAGGACAGTCTTTGATCTCCGGATGTGTTGGTTGCTGTTGGTGTCCAATCAAAAGGATCTTCTTGGTTTGACCAACGAATCAACAATAGATCTTGAGCGGTTTCTCCAAGCGGGTTACAACCAAAACAAATAACATGCCTATCAGCGCCTGACACCATTATCTGCCTAGTAATCGTAGGAGTATTTGATGCCCCTGTTTGAGCAGAAAGGGCAGTAGCCCTAAAGTTTAGACCTAAAGTCTTGTCCCAATAAAACGGTGCGCCATCAAAAACATTAAAAATTAAATCTTCACCCCAATTATCTTGTCTCCAAAGCCTTAACTGACTTACAGAATTTGCCGTTGTTTGAGCAGCTTCGCCCCAACCGATAAAAGTATTAGCTTCCGCTACAACAACTCCTGCGGTGTGAGCAGCTGCGGTTGTGCCTCTGACACCTCTAACTACTCCGGCATTCAATGTGTTAGTGCTTTTACCAGTGTATTGGATTAATTCCTCTCCCACCCTTATTAAACCAACAAAAGTAACTGCGGCTCCATCCGCTCCTGCGGCAACCGTTGTTCCGTCAACGCCTCGTGTAAGCCCAATAATTGTAGTTGCTGTTGTTCCGGTGTAATCTATTTTTTCACTGCCAATAAGAACCGTTCCTTCACTAGGAAAGCTGCTGGCATCATCTAGTATCAAAACCGAAGAATTAATAGTGATAGCACCGTTTAAAGTGTCGGCTACCGTTTCAAAATTACTAGCACTAGTTAGCACCACAGAAGTTGCTGAATCTGTTAAATCGCTTGCTAAAGTAGTTTCAGATACGCCACTGATTGTTCCGCCCCAAAGACCCGCTCCAAACCCAGTGCCTTGCACGTAGGTGGTTAATCCAGTAGTGAGCTGGTATTGAGCTACTACAGAACTCCCTCCTCCAGCCGTTGTTCCAGAAGAAGCGCTGCCAGCAGTGCTAACAGTGTAGCTGTTGCTGTTAATAACTGTAATTTTAAGCTCGGTATTAAGTTGAGCCGCTGTAACACCGTCTGTTGTTGCCGCTCCGCTAAATGTAACAAAATCCCCGGTCTGAGCCCCATGGCCCGTGGCCGTTACAGTAATTGTCCCTGAACCAGCGCTGCCCGTTGTAAAAGGATTGGCTCCCAAAGAAGTTGTTGCTCGAACGGGAGTTAAATCGTAATACACAGCGCCTTCTTCTATATAAAGCTTAGACTCTGTCCCAATACCTAAGTATTTTGAGCCATCTAACGCTGCCCATGTATGCAAAGAACGAGCTTGCCCTTCTAACGCAGTGCCAGATAACTTGGACCACCCGCCCATTTTTTCAGGCCGTCCTTTTCTAAAACGAATTAAACTAGAATCAAACCATCCTTGGTCATTGCCGTAAGAAGTTGTTTCTCTATTAATACCCGGCTTAAAAACCACTTTAGCTAAAGGCATTAGGCAAGCCCTCTTTCGTAAATATTTTTAAATGAAGAACCTAACGCTCCAATTCCTCTGTATACAGTAGGGTCAATAGATTGATATGTTTGCTGTCCACCTGTATTTATTGGGTTTCCTGCCGCGTCCATGCCAATAGTGCCACTACCTGTTCCAGTAGTATAGCTATCCGTTGCTGCACTTTCAGCCACGCTTTGTCCTTCTGGAGGATCTATTGTGTCAAGAAGTATGTTAGCCCCTACATTTTTTAATGCAGATGACGTTCCTGCTTTGGTTATATCCACAATTCCTTTTCCGCCTGCTTTTGCTGCGGCAACAGCATCAGCACCTTCTCTTCCAAAATATGTTCCTGTTCCAGTTCTAGCTATATCACCTAAATCACCACCACGAGCTGCGGTAATTCCTGCGTTTAAAGCAGCAACTTGTGCATTAGTAAGAGATCCGGCTGGCATACCTGACATCAAATACGATTGCCCTGTATTAGCTACTATGTCACCAAGACTTTGGCCTCTAGCGGCTCCCGCTCCTGCTTGGGCAGCAATGCCTATAGATTTTGTAACAGGATCTCCAAAAGCAATCATTGCTGGCGCTATGTAATCAGCAAAAACACCACCGGCTTGCTGTAAAAAGCTGCCTTTCTTTCTTTGTTGTTGTCGCGCAGTTTCTCTTTGAGCATAATCATAAGCTTGTAAAGCAAATTCAGGGTTAAAATCTTTTGTGATCTCGCCCGTATCCAAATACGTTTTAAGTGCATCTACAGAACCATACGGCGCATTAATCGCGCTTTGAAACTCTCCCCTGTCGCCGGTAGCAAAAGACCTTAACGCTCCCCAGTTAGATTTATTGCCGCCCATCTTATTGCCGCCCTCAAAACCAGCGTCTTCGTACTGACCGTACTGGTTGTATAAGTTTTGCAATGTCGGAAAAATGTTTTCGCTAGTCACGCCTGTGTTAGCTATACCCACCCCAGGAGAGCTAAACGGTAGGTTTTTAGCATTAAATTGACCCATACGAACATATTCAGCGCCTGGAGTCATAAACCCATACGTGTCCCACAAAGGTTTATCAGAAAAAACCGTGTAGTCACCTGTGTTAAAAAAACCTTTTTCTGCTTTCCTGGCGTAATCAGCTTCTCGATCTGCGCGTGTTTGATTTAAACTTTGAATACCTTCTAACGTATATTCCGGAGCAGATAACTGTCTTTGAATAAAGCCTCTTGCCCCAGGGTTAGCCGAATAATTTTCTAGCTTTGCTAAAGCATCGGCTTGGCTAGTTGGTTGAGCTTGATTAATAAAATTACGCAGCATTAACCCGGTTATTCCGGTGTCTTTTGCGATTGATTGTGCTAGTGCATCTGTGTACGGATTTGACATAGCTATATTTTCCAAGCAATTCCAGCTAGTAACACAATAACTGACCCAGCGCCTGTAATCATAATAAACTCTATGCGTTT